GGAGGAAACCTAAAATATGAATTACCTTATGTGGCAAAATCTTATTTACAAGAATCAAACCAATTATTTGTAACCAGAATCTTAGGATTGACGGGATACAAACCAAATAAATCATTCGGGATAAAAACTTTAGGTGGATTTCAACCATCAACTTCCACTTGGGAATTAAGTTTAAGTGGTTCAACTACCACAGATATGGACCCAACTCCATTAGCAACGTTTACGGGTGCAACATTTTATGGTGACCTTAGTGGTAAAACATCATTCGAGGGTACATCAATAACTGATTACATTTACTCTAATTTTAGTGCAACAACAGGTAACGATGGTGTGTGGTTTGTAATAGGTCAAATACCTGAATCAGATATTCCTCTTGGAACTGAATTGGTATCTCCATTTACAGGTTCATTATATGCATCGTCAGACTTTAATAAAAACTGGTATAACTTATTTAACAACGGAAGTAATTTAGTTTATTCTTATCTTTTTGTTTGGGATGGTAGTTTAAATAAATTTTCAGTTAAAAGGTACGTATATAATGCTAATTTAGTAAACGACGGAGTGGTCGTTGCTGTTTTAAGATCAAGAGGTCATTATAATAACCTTCAACAATTAGAATTAGAAGTAACTGCTAATACTAACTTTACATTATCATTGAGTCCTGATTTCGACATTACTATGGATCCTTTATCGGAATTTGTAATTAATGTAACGGGAGCCACTCAAGGTGCAAAGACATTTGCGTGTTCTTTTAGCCCATCATCCACCAAATATATTAACAAAGTTTTAGGTACTGGAGTATTTGATAAAGCTTACGCAGATTTCCCACTTTATGTACATGAAATTTACCCTAATTTATTAACCGCAGGTTTTGAAAGAGGTGAAATTAGAGGTATTAGTTTAGATGAAGTTTATAACTTAGAAGGTAATAGATTCTTAACACAATGGGATACTACGTTATCACCAATGGTGGTTTCTGAAGTTAGAGGTGGTAAAGTTGCCGATTTATTCCAATTACAAACTATTTCTGATGGTGAGTCAGCAAACTTTGAAATTAAAATAACAATTCAGAATATTAACCTTGAAACAGGTGACTTTGATGTAGTACTTCGTGATTTTAACGATACTGATGATAATATCGTAGTGTTAGAAAAATTCTCAAGATGTTCAATGAATCCAGATTTACCAGGTTATATCGGTAGAAGAATCGGAACATCTGACGGTGAATATGAGTTACGTTCTAAATTGGTGACATTAGTGTTAGCTGATAATCACCCTGTTGATGCAATTCCTGCTGGATTTAAAGGTTTTACAACTGAAACAAATTTTTCAGGTAGAACACAGGGTAGTATTGTTTTTAAAACAAAATACCACGATGCTGGTGAAGTGATTAAATATAATTCAGATGGTTCTCCAATTATCGAATCAGGAGATAAAATCAGAAAAGTATCTTTAGGTATGTCTTCACAAGTTGGTTATGATAGAGATTTATTAAAGTTCAAAGGAACAACAGCGGATGAATATACACATGGTTTTCACTTATCAACAAACGCATCTACAATCACAGGTGCAACTTTGGATGGATATATGTTCAAAACCACACCTTATGACTTAGAAGGTAACATAAAAGGTAAATTAGATTTAGTATTAAATCGTAAATTTACATTCGCTTTATGTGGTGGATTTGATGGTTGGGACATTTATAGAGGTGTAAGAACATTCGGAGACGGATTTATATTTGGTAAATCTACATACATTAGTGGTAACACTACCAATAATGGTGTTTTCGATACATCCAACGGAAACTCCGACTATTATTCATATTTAGCAGGTATCAACACATTCTCTAATCCTGAGGCGGTAGACATTAACGTGTTTGCAACACCAGGTATTAACTTCTACGACCAAAGTTCATTGGTTAATCAAGCAATTGACATGATTGAAAACGAAAGAGCGGATTCATTATATATAATGAACTCACCTAACGTAACAGGACCAACAGCCGCAGATGAGGTAATTGGTTTCTTAGATGATGCAGCAATTGATTCTAACTATTCTGCAACATATTGGCCTTGGATTCAAGTAAGAGACGTAGATAACGCAACACAACTTTATATCCCACCAACAGGTGAGGTATTGAAAAATATCGCTTTAACCGATAACGTATCATATCCTTGGTTCGCAGTCGCTGGTTATTCAAGAGGTTTAGTAAATGCAATTAAAGCATCTAAAAAATTAACATTAGATGAAAGAGATGAACTTTACAAAGCTAGAATTAATCCAATTGCAACATTCTCTGATACAGGTACTATCATTTGGGGTAATAAAACTTTACAAGTTAAAGAATCTGCTTTAGATAGAATCAACGTAAGAAGATTGTTATTGAGAGCAAGAAAATTGATTTCAGCTGTAGCCGTTAGATTGTTATTTGAACAAAACGATGAACAAGTAAGAAATGAATTTTTAAGATTGGTTAACCCAATTCTTGAATCAATTAAAAAAGAAAGAGGTTTATATGAGTTCCGTGTAACCGTATCAAATGATCCAGAGGACATTGATGCAAACACTTTGAGAGGTAAAATCTACATCAAACCAACTCGTTCTCTTGAATTTATTGACGTTGAGTTCATAATTACACCAACAGGGGCATCATTCGACAATGTATAATCTCTGAAGGTACTATAAAAGAAGGGAGGACTTTAGGTCCTCCTTTTTTATTTAAACACCTTTACAGGTGAAATAGGTATGTTCCACGAGGAACCAATTTTTATAACAATTATACTTTTATATTTCATCCAGAATACTGGAACTAGATATACTAGTATTTATTATTATATTTTATTTAATTAAGTAAAAAGCTTTTTATTTATTCTGGAACTAGATACTGGAGCCTGTAAAAAACTAAGGAAAATAATTGATAAAATCAAGTCCTTTTGAATAATAAACGAAAAAAAAATTATTTTGATTTAGGATATATTTATAAGAAAGTAAAAATAACAAAAAAAACTTAACAAATACAACATGGCAGATTTATTAATGAAAATGCCGGCTCCATATGAGCCGAAAAGGGTTAACCGATTTATCGTTAGATTCGACTCATCTTTGGGTATCAACGAATGGTTCGTAACTTCAGCAGCTAGACCTAGTGCAAAAATAAACTCAGTTGCAATTCCTTTCTTGAATACCTCAACCTATGTTGCAGGAAGATTTGAGTGGAATGAGATTAGAATAACATTTAAAGACCCAATTGGTCCTTCAGCATCTCAAGCATTGATGGAGTGGTTCCGTTTACACGCAGAATCAGTTACAGGTAGAATGGGATACGCAGCTGGATATAAGAAAAACGTAGATTTAGAAATGTTAGACCCAACAGGTGTTGTGGTTGAAAAATGGAAATTAGAAGGATGTTTTATTACTGATTTGAACTTCAATGAACTTGACTATTCAAGAGATGATTTAGCTTCAATCACGACTTCTTTGAGAATGGATAGATGTATCCAAATTTACTAATAATAAAATAATCTGTCATATAAAGAAAGGTGTTATTCATATAACACCTTTTTTATTTTATAAACTTTACTTTACAATAGTTATTAGTTAAATTTAGAGTATGGAACAATTAAGAATAGACCCCTCAATCGCATACGACGTTGTTGAACTACCAAGTAAAGGTATTCACTACGCAAATAAGAAGAAATCATTACGAGTTGCGTATCTTACCGCATCCGATGAAAACATATTAGCTGCACCAAGTTTGGTGTCAACAAACAGTGTTGTTACAGAATTACTTAAAAGAAAAATTTTAGATAGGGACATCTCAATAGATGAGATTGTTGAGGAAGATAAACAAGCAATATTAATATTCTTAAGAAATACGGCCTTTGGTTCGGATTATAAAATTACAGCAATTGACCCTAAAACAGAACAACAATTTACGTTCGATGTTGACCTTTCTTTACTTAAAGTGAAAGACTTTAATTTAAAAGAAGATACTAACGGTGAATATGTTTATTTCATGGAAAGGTCTAAAAAAGAAGTGACCTTTAAATTTTTAACACAAAAACAAGAAAACGAAATAAAGGACATCGAAAAAAGTTGGGTAGGATTAGGTATAGCACCAATCATCACAAAACAACTTGAGATGATGATTCAATCAGTTGGTGGTGTTAGAGATAATATGTCAATTAGAGATTTTGTTGAAAATTTACCAATTAAAGATTCACAAGATTTTAAGAAATACGTTAGAGAAAATAAACCTGGTCTTGATTTGACCCAAACAGCAACCACCCCGTCAGGAGACAAAATCCAAGTTGAAATTGGGTTCGGGGTTGAGTTTTTTCGTCCTTTCTACGGATTATAAAAAAGGACAATTAGACGAATTTTTATTCCTAATTAAAAGAGGTTTCACATATGGTGATATTCTCACAATGCCTGTATGGGAAAGACGTTACTATGTCAACTATTTAATAGAATTAGAAAACAAGAAATAATCTATTTATAGTTATGGCAGCACCTAGTGATGATTTAGTAAAACGAACCGCAATCCAATATGGAAATGAAGGAAAAAGTGTATCCCAATTAGATGATTGGTTGAGAACTAATAATGCAACACCATCTCAAAGTTTTAGTGCTGGAGTTGAATATAATAAAGCCGTTGCCACTAGAGCGGCATCTGCGGGTTCTAGAAGAACATCATCATCAAGTTCATCATCAAATGTTGTAGGTAATATATCTCAAGGACTTCAAGGTGCTTTAGATGTTTTTAAATCAAATTCCGCATATGGTAATGTTAGTAAAGATAAAGAAGAATACAATATATCAAGTGTTTTAGAAACCATATCTAAAAACGGTTTATCTGTTAACACATTAATGAATGGGTCGAAAGATATTATCCAACAAATATCAAATCAATTAGCAATTGAATCACAATTAAGAACCGATATTAATGAAAAAACGGGTCTTGCGGGTGATTTATCAAAGGACGTTAGAGAACAAATGGTTCAATCAACAAGTTTGGCTATGAGATTTGGTTATGGTATCGATGATATAACAGGTGCATATCAGAATTTAATAGAGGAAAGTGGTAGATTTAATGTGATTAACCAAACAACATTAGAGGGTGCATTAGGTGTTTCTAGAGCGTTTATTGGTGATTTTAAAGAGGTTGGTAAAGTCTATAACGAGTTTGAGAAAGTTGGTTTTGGTGCTAGAAGTGCAATCGAAGCAATTGATAAAGCTGGTAGAGAATCACAAGGAATTGGATTAAGGGGTAAAACCACAGTTAAAGACATACGAGATAATATTGAAAAATTAAATCAATATGGTTTTCAAAAGGGTATTGATGGTTTAGCTCAAATGTCAAGAAAGGCCGCTGAATTTAGAATGAGTATGGGTGAAGCTTTTAAGGTTGCAGAAAGTGTTATGGACCCCGATAAGGCAATTGAATTATCAGCAAATTTACAAGTTTTAGGTGGTGCTATTGGAGATTTTAATGACCCATTAAAATTGATGTACATGGCCACAAATAACGTCGAGGGTTTACAAGACGCATTAATTGAGGCGGCAGGTAGTTTAGCAGTTTATAATAGTGAACAAGGTAGATTTGAAATTACAGGTGTTAACCTAAGAAGAGCCCAAGCGATGGCTAAAGAATTAGGTGTTGATTATAAAGAACTCACAAGAGGTGCAATTGCATCACAAGAAAGATTAGCTGCGAGTAGTGATTTAATGGCTAAAGGATTTGATATGAATGAAAAGGACAAAGAATTCCTTATTAACATGTCAAGAATGGACGGTGGTAGAATGGTTATCGACGTACCAAAAAGTTTACAAGAAAGTTTAGGTATAAAAGATACTCGAGTGGCATTAACGGATTTAACGGATACACAAGCACAAGCATTAAAGAAATATGGAGAAGACATGAGTAATATGTCTTCAGAAGAGGTTGCTAGAGACCAATTCGAATCAATCACCAATATCCAAAGAGATGTTAACGCAATGGTTACCATGGCGAGAATTAGAATTACAGGTGGAATTAAGGGAAAAGATGGTTTGGATATTGATAATATAACTGCGGGTCTAAAAGAACAGGTTACAAGATACACAAATGAAATTCAAAGCGGAACAAATGGTCCTGTCTTAGAGGGAATGAAAACTCAGATTCAAGGGGTAATTGATTTGGTTAAATCAACAAACGCTGGAGGGGCGGCTCTTGAAGCGATAAAAAGTTTAGAAACAAAATTACAAACGGCTTCCGGTGCAAATAACCCTAATAACACTACCGCACCAACCACACCTTTACAACCTAAAGAAATTAATCTTAATATGAAAGTGTCCGCTTCACAAGCAATTACGGATGTGGCGTCTCAAGCGTTTTTGCAAAATAAAGATGTTTGGTCGGATATTTTAAAAAGACAGGAAAAGGATTACTTGTCATTATAAGTGGATGATAAAGTTTTTACCTAATAATCTATTTATAATAAAAGAATAACTAATGCCAAGTTACTTAAATTTCGACTCAACAAAATCTGAAAGGGACAAACTTTTAGCTAAGAATCTTAAGAATCCTAGCGGAGGACCCCAATTGTTTACGCAAAGTAGTTATTCGGTGTCATCTCAGAATGAATTCTCGGTAAAGAATTCACCACCCGTTGATAGTAATAGAAAAAATGATTTAAGTCAACCAACAAATCTTAATGTTTTTAAACCTGAAAATTTTGATATTTTTGAGACATTAGATACCTCAATTAGAAGAGCAAATTTAGAATTATACCCATATTTTAACACCAATTTAAATCACACCTTTGTTAGTTTGTTTACGAATACTAATAATGCTGGTGATTCTGAATTAATAAAGTTCGCGTCAAATCATATGAGGTCTAGTAATGGACCCGTGTTATCTAGAATTAGACAAAATCTAATAAAGGTAACCGATGGTAGAATGAGAATTAGTGAGGCGTTAAGTGGTGATATAAGTACAATATCAGATATTGCTACGGGTAAACAACCCTTTATTTTACCTAACTATAAAATAACAGTTGCAAAAACCTTACCGGGAAAAGCGATTGATTTTGTACAAACAATTGCAGGAATAACTTTTCCGTTTTCAGAAATACCTGGAGATTACCTATCTGACCCTGAAAACCCAACACCAAATTTTAGACCACAGGTAAAAACTGAAGTTGGTAAATTGTGGCAAGATGTTACAGGTGCGTTAGGTTCATTATTAGGTATTCAAAGAAGGCCAAAATTATCAAGAAAACCATCTGATTTATTAATTGAATATATGGGTGAGGGTCAAAAACAAACCCTATATAGAAATTTATCATTTTCAAAATACGCTCCCGATTACACAACAAGTGCGAGGTCACAAAATTCATCCAAGATTTTCGCGTTTGCAGATAACTTCGCAGAAGGTGTAAAAAATATATTAGGATTGGAAGCACCAAGAGGTGTTGCATATATTGGTGATGATAGAGGTACAGACGTTCAATTTGCTATGTCAGATTTCAACGGTAGACCCGTTAGAAGTAGTTATTATTTGAGTTTAATGTTTGACCCTGTTGCCGCGGAATTGTTCCATAGAGACGTTAATATTAACGAAGGAGGACCAATCAGTGGTAACCTTACATGGATTAGTAAAAATTCACAAAACAAGTTAGGTCTTGAGAATATGGAGTATGGTGAAGAGTCTTCTAATTTAGAAAAATCTTTATC